TGCATGCCTAGTTGAGGCTTATGGATTTTTAAAAGGCCCACAAGACCTCTTGCAATTATACGAACAAAAGTATAAACAAGTGGTTGAAGGCTTCTCAATAGAACAAATGGGAAGAAGAAGACGAGATGAATACCAAAGTGGTGTTCCTCGAATAGGAAAATAAGGAGATAAAACTATGGCAATAACACAAGCAATTTGTAATTCATTTAAAAAACAGCTTTTAGAAGCTGACATGAATTTCAAACAAACTGGTGGTGACAAGTTTAAATTAGCTCTTTACTCTTCAACAGCAACTCTAAACTCAGCTACAACTGCCTACACAGCAACTTCAGAAGTTTCTAATACAGGACAGTATACAGCTGGAGGTGGCGCACTAGTTAATACTGGAACTTCTATATCTGCAGGTGTTGCAAGATGTGATTTTGCAGATAGATCTTTCACTGGTGTTACTTTAACTGCAAGAGGTGCTTTAATTTATAACACATCGTCTGATACAACTAATGCATCAGTGTGTGTTTTAGATTTTGGAGCAGATAAAACAGCTACATCAGGAACTTTCACAATTCAGTTTCCAGCGCCAACATCAACTGCAGCGATATTAAGAATATCGGGCTAATAGGAGCTAGACTCCTATGGCGGATAAAACTTATACTGTAACTGTAGCCACAGGTCCGACTTATCCGAGCGGAAGCTCAGGAAATGTTTATTACCTAGATGGAACACGACCAAGTGATTATAATGTTGCTTGGCCTGAAGGTGCTACTTTGCGTTTTGAACAAAGTGATGCTACCAATGATAATCACCCATTAATTTTTTCTACAAACACTTCTACTTCTGGAATGTTTTCTACAGGAGTAACTTATTATTTAGATGGAATAAGTAACTCAACTAATTACACAAACACAACAACTTTCAATGCAGCTACAACTCGTTATGTAGAAGTTACTCCCTCATCTTCCAGCAATTTTTATTGGCTTTGTTATGTCCATGGAATTGGAATGGGTGGAACTTTTTCTATTAGTGCTGAAGGTTGGAGTTCTGCTACTTGGGGTTTTCAAAATTGGGGAGTTCTTGGTAATGCTAGTGCTACTATTACAGGACAACCTCTTTCTGCTAATTTAGGTTCTTTAGATATTTCTGGTGAAATAAATAATGGTTGGGGTAGAGCTGAATGGGGAACATTAGGTTGGGGTATTGCTGGAACTTTAGAAACATCAGGTTTCTCACTTCCAATGACTTTAGCTTCTGTAGCTATTGATAATCAAATAACTGTTGGTTGGGGTAGAGATGCTTGGGGTGCGGAAAACTGGGGTGAATCTACAGAACGTGCCGCTGTAACTGGTTTAAGTATGACTGCAGCTGAAGGAAGTGCTGGTCTATCATTTGATGGTGATTCTAATGTAACTCCTACAGGAAATTCATTAACAGTTAATACAGGAACTCTAGAAGCATTCGCTTCATTTACTGAATCAGTCACAGGTTTTGCAATGACCGCTCAAGTAAATTTCAATCCTGCATTTGGTATAATCACTGGAAACATTCCAATGTCTATTAGTTTAGGAAATGCTAGTGGAGAAGCTCTTACTATTGCAGAAGTATCTAGTACATCAGCTTCAACATGGGGTCAAAAATCTAGTTGGGGATTTGGTGCTTATGGAAATGCACAAATAGAAACATTGACAATGTCAATGTTAGAAAACTTTAGTGGTGTTGATCCTGCTCCAGATGCAGTGGTAACAGGTCAAGCTATGGCTATGGCTTTAGCTGTACCTGGTTCTAATAATTTTAATATTATAGGAGATGGTAATATAGCTCCATTAGCAGCAATGAATTGGGGCGATGGAACATGGGGAGAATCTACATGGGGTGATGGTTTATATAGACCTGATACTGATGATATTTTTCCATTAACTTTAAATTTAGGTAGTATAATAGTAGAAAATATTACACCAGTATCAATAACTGGATTTGCATTAACAGCAACTTTAAACAGTGTTTCAGAAGTATCAGGAGATGGTGATGTAATTCCTACTGGAAACTTATTGACAATGGGTCAAGGAACAGGTACAAATACATTGATTTGGAACGGAGTAGATCCGGGCACAGCACCAATTGACCCTCCAGGATGGAAACCGGTTGATACCAACGCTGCATAATAAGTGTTTGACACTTAAACAAAATTTTAATAAATTAAGAACATTGGAGAAAAAAAATTATGGCAAACTCTACATCAGCTAGTTTAAAGCTTACAGTCCAAGCAACAGGTGAAAACTCAGGAACTTGGGGACAAATTACAAACACAAACTTATTAATCGTAGAACAAGCAATCGGTGGATATGAAGCAGTTGCTATTACAACTGGAGCAACTTTAACTTTTACAAATGGTGCAATTTCTAACGGTAAAAATGCAGTATTAAAATTAATCGGAACAATTGGAGGTGCAGTTAATGTAACTATTCCTGATGGTATTGAAAAAACTTTCATAGTAGATAACGCAACTTCTGGTTCTCATGCAGTAACTTTTAAAACTTCTTCTGGAACAGGTGTAACTTGGGCAGCAGCAGACAAAGGTACTAAAATGATTTACTCTGATGGTACTAATGTTGTTGACACAGCATTTACAGAATTATCATCTGACTACTCACCACAACTTTCAGCAGACTTAGATACAAATAGTCAAAATATTATTGTAGATACAGCTCATGGTATTTTAGATGAAAACTCAAATGAACAACTTTTATTTACAACAACTGGTTCTGCAGTTAACGAATTTACATTAACTAATGCAGCTACAGGTAATGCACCTGCTATTGCAGCGACTGGTGGTGACTCTAATATAGATTTAAATATTACTCCAAAAGGAGTTGGTAGAGCAACTTTTAATGGTCAAGGTAAAATTGAAAGTATAGCAGAAAAAGTTACAACTTCTGCAACAGCAGCGACTGGTACACTTAACTATGATGTACTTACTCAAGCAGTTTTAAATTATACTTCTAACGCTGCAGGTAACTGGACTCTAAATATTAGAGGAGACGGTTCAAATTCTTTAAATTCTATTATGGATGCAGGTGAGTCAATCACTATCTGTCATATTGTACCACAAGGTGGTTCTGCATATTACAATAACGCAGTAACTATCGATGGTGCTTCAATTACTCCAGAATGGCAAGGTGGTTCAGCTCCTTCAGGAGGAAACGCAAGTTCTCATGATGTTTATGCCTACACTATTATTAAAACTGGAGATGCAACATTTACAGCGCTAGCTGCACAAACGCAGTTCGCATAATAAATTAGGAGGAGAAAGATTATGCCACTATTAAGTACAAGAGGCGGCGGGGCCGCATCAGCATATGGAATTACAGGTCTAGGTTTACCACCAGAATACGAAGTACAATTTACAGTTATAGGTGGTGGAGCCGGAGGCGGTGGAGACATTGCTGGAGGTGCTGGAGGCGGTGGATATTTCCACAACGCAGCATACACTTTTAATAGAGGTACTACATACCCAGTCTCAGTTGGTGGCGGCGGTGGTGGAAGTTACAGAAGAGGTTCAATTGGAGGTTCTTCAGAAGTTCAAGGAGCAAGTCCAAACATCGGCGGCGGAGCTGGCGGTGGTAGTAGAGGACAACCGGCAACAACGGCACCAGGCGGTGGCGGTGGTGGCCAAGCATATGGATCTGGCGGAGGTAGTTCAGGCGGACCTTATGGTTATCCAGGCGGCGGTGGTTCAACAGGAGCTGGCGGTGGATCCGGTGGATCTGGCGGAAATGGCGACGGTGGATCTGGCGGTACAGGAATTTCAAGTCCAATAGATAGTACATATTACGGCGGTGGCGGCGGAGCTGGAGGTTGGGGATCACCAACTGCAGGTTCTGGCGGAAACGGCGGCGGCGGAAACGGCGGAGCTGGAGGTAAGCAAAGCGGCGGTACCAATAGAGGTGGCGGCGGTGGCGGCGGAACTTCTGGTCAATCTGGTGCATCCGGTGGATCTGGTATAGTTATCGTTAAATTACCAACTGCTTATTACAGTGGTACTACAACAGGTAGTCCAACTGAAAGTACACAAGGCGATTTTACAGTTTTAAAATATACAGGATCTGGAAGTATAAAGGCTTAGTATGGCACATTTTGCAAAAGTAGATGAAAATAATAAAGTAGTTAATGTAGTTGTTGTAGACAATTCTGAAGTTCCAGATGAAGCAACAGGTATAGCATTTTGCGAAAATACTTTAGGACCAGGAACATATTTACAGACTTCATATAATACATTAGGAAAAAAACACTATACTGATGGTGAGTTATCTGCTGATCAATCAAAAGCATTTAGAGGAAATTATGCTGAGATAGATGGTTATTATTTACCTGATGAAAATCATTTTCAACCCGTACAACCTTTCCCTTCATGGACTTGGACAGTTTCTACAGCTTCATGGACCCCTCCTGTAGCTAAACCAGAAACAGATGCTGAAGCAGGAATGTATTGGGATTGGGATGAAGATGCTCAAAATTGGGTGCAGATTCATATTGAAATAGATTAAGTTTTTTGTAGCATAAGCTACATTATAGAAAGTTATTAAAGATGTTGTGGCCATTTAAATTAGATACAGTTCAATTACACTGTGCTATAGAAAATTTTATTTCTGATGAAGAATGTAAATCAATTATAGAATTAGGTTTATCTAAAAAAATTAAAAAAGGTATAACTTTTAATGGAGAAAATGATCCTACTAGAGAAAGTAATATATCATGGATATTAGGTGAAGATGCAGAGTGGTTATTTAGAAGAATAACAGATGCAACTTTACAAGTTAATAAAACAGAATTTAATTTTGATTTAATAGGTTTAGGCGAAGGTTTACAGTTTACACATTATGTAGCACCTGGAGGAAAATATGGAGTTCATACCGATAGTGGACCTACAACACCTGTTAGAAAAATAAGTTTTGTTATTCAATTATCAGATCCAAAAGATTATGAAGGAGGCGATTTGAAACTACATGTTTCAGATGATCCTCTTTTTATTCCTAAAAAAAAGGGGACTATTTGCTTTTTTCCAAGCTATGTGTTACATGAAGTAACTAAAGTTACTAAAGGAGAAAGGTTCACTATTGTGGGTTGGATAACTGGACCTCAATTTAAATAATGAATAAAGAAATAAAAACAGTATGTATTGTAGGTGGTGGCTCTGCAGGTTGGATGTCTGCTGCAACTATAACAAAACTCTTTCCAGAAATACAAGTATATCTAATTGAAAATCCTGACTTTAAAACTATTGGAGTTGGAGAAAGTACAATAGCTGGAATTAATTCTTGGTTAGATATTTTAGAAATTAAAGATAAAGATTTTATGGAAGCATGTGATGCTACTTATAAAACAGGTATTATGTTTAAAGATTTTTATCAAAAAGATACAGATAAATTTTTTTATCCTTTTCAAAAACCTTACGAACAAGGATTACCATTTGGAAAAAATGCATGGTTCTATAAAAAACAAATGAATCCAGCATTATCAAATAGTGATTATGCTAGATTTGTAGCTCCTATAACTCTTTTTGCTGACAAATATAAAATGCCTAGAAACCCTCAAGATATTCCAGGGTTTAATAGTAATACAGATATTGCTTACCACTTTGATGCAACTAAATTTGGACAATGGTTAAAAAATAAATTTATTAAACCAAACAAAGTTACTCATGTATTAGAAGAAATTAAATCTATTGAAACAGACGAGAACGGAATAAAAACTTTAAATAATAAATACACTGCTGATTTGTTTTTAGACTGTAGTGGTTTTAATTCAGTTCTTATGGAAAAACTAGGATGTAAAAAAAATAAAGCTCCTTCTAAAATGCTTATAAATAATCAAGCATGGGCAACTCATGTTCCTTATGATGAAAATAATAAAAAAGAAGAAATGAAACCTTATACTTTATGCACTGCTATAGATAATGGATGGGTTTGGGAGATACCTACTTGGGGAAGATTAGGTGTTGGTTATGTTCATTCTGACAAATACTGTGAAACTGAACAAGCTTTAGTAGAATTTCAAATTTATTTAAGAAATAAAGGATATCAATATAAAAATCTTAAATATAATTTAGTAAAGTTTGATACTTATAGACATGATAAGATGTTTGTTAAAAATGTTTGTTCTATAGGATTAGCATCTAGTTTTATAGAACCTTTAGAGTCAACTGGTTTATTTACAGTACATGATAACTTACTTGCATTAGCAAGATGTTTACACAGGCATAGACATATTACTCAATTAGATAGAGATAGTTTTAATGTTTATACTAATGTTAAATATGATGGTTATGTAGATTTTGTAGCTATGCATTTTTATGCATCAGTTAGAAATGATACTAGATATTGGAGATGGTTTAGAAATAATAGTGTTTTAGATTTATCTTATAATAAACAAGAAGAAATATTTTTAGATATTCATGCAAGAATGATTGAAAATTTTTACAGTTCTAAATATGGTTTTCATTATATTGCTGCAGGTATGAATTATGATCCACTTGATTTAATGTCTCCAGAAGCTTTTAAACAAGGATATGAAGAAGGCATTAATATAAGAAATGATTGGTTAACAAATGTAGAAGAACTAATAAAAAAAGAACCTACTCACTTTGAATATTTAAAAGATAAAATATATGGTTGACATAGTTGAAGGATACATGCCTGAACAAGATATTCAGGAAATAGAAAAACACGTTCTTAATAATTCACACTTTCCTTGGTTTTGGGAAGGTCGTACAACTTCGGATAGTTATCCTGCCATGATGCATGTAATGGTAGGACGATATGATGAACCACCTCTTACAGAATTTAAAATTAATTCTCCTTGGTTTCATTTATTTGAAAGAATATTTTTAGATTTTTGTCGTAAAAATAATATACAAGTTAATCAAATTTTAAGAGCAGCTGTTAATTTAACTTGGTATTCAGAAGATAAATATGGAGATCCTCACGTAGATCATCCTGGAGAAGATGGACATAAAGTGTGTATGATGTACTTACATGATTTAGATTGGGGACCTACTTTTATTTTTAATGAAAAAGGAATGGGTTGGGCTATAGATAAAGAAAATGATCAAATGAAAAATTATCAAGGGGAGTTTACTATTGCTAAAGAAGTTTCTTTTGAGAGAGGAAAAATAATTATTTTTCCAGGGGAGCACTGTCACGCTGCTGGGTTTGTAAAAAAATCTAATCAGAAAAGAATTGCTGCAGTGATTACATTTAAATGAGTGAAACTTTAATACCTTTATTCTCATCACTAGTTATGGTTAGTGACATTCAACTTAACGAAACAGAAGAAAAAATTATTTTAGATTTTACAGATAAATGTAATTTTATAAAAACACGTGAAGAAGAAAACTCTTCTTCTATATCAGATGATTATTATGTTTTAGATGATCCACAATTAATACCTATAAGAAATAAAATAGCTATGGAAGTTAATAAATATATAGATCATTTACAATACGAAGGACAATTTGATTTTTCAAGTTCTTGGATAACTAAAACAAAACCTGGAGAACAAAGTCATTATCACACTCATAGTAATACTATTTTTAGTGGTATCTTTTATATTAAAACAAAAGATGATTGTGGTAGTGTAGCATTAACTGATTTTACTAAAACAAAATGGGGTATTAAAAAGAAAGAAGCTAACGTCTATAATTCTAGTACTTGGGAAATTACACCTTTAAAAAATAGAATTATTATTTTTCCATCAAATGTGCCACATAAAATAAATACTAATAGAACTAAACATACTAGATTTTCTTTACCTTTTAATGTAATACCATTAGGTAATATAGGAGCAGGGGAACAAAGGATAAATATAAATGCCAGATAAAGTTAGTCTTACACAACAGTTTATAAGGTTTGATACACCTTTTGATTTTAACAGTTTAGCTTTAATGTTAAGTAGTTATAATTTTGCATCTAAAATAACAAGTAATCATAATCACGAGTATATTTTAGATAGTACCTTTCAAATAAAAAATGTAGATAAAGATCCTAAATTTTATTCTTTAATACAATTACTAAATAGTAAATTTAATAAAGAAGAAGAATATATTGATATGGATATATTTTATTCAACATCTGTTGGTGCATCAGGTATTACCCATAAAGATGAATATGCTGTTTATATTTTAGGAGTGTGTGGACATACTATTTATAAAATAGAACAAGAAGTTTTTGAAGTTTTTCCAGGAGATTTATTATGTATACCACCACATACTACTCATACAGCAATAGGTATGACACCTAGAATTATATTATCTTATGCTAAACCTCTTGAATCTCGTCCCCAAAACAGTAATATAAGATACAAATAATACGTTGTTAAATAAGGCAATAAAAGCTATATTGGGCTATGCTGCAGAAACTTAATTTTAAACCAGGATTTAATAAACAAGCTACCGAATCAGGCGCTGAAGGCGAATGGGTAGATGGAGATTTTGTTAGATTTAGATATGGACTACCTGAAAAAATAGGTGGTTGGGAACAGCTTACAGTTGCTAATGAAACATTACCTGGAGTAGCTAGAAGACAACATACATTTAGTAGCTTTAAAGGTGAAAAATATGTAGCTATTGGAACGTCCCAAGGTTTATTCTTATACTATGGAGAAGCTTTTTATGACATTACTCCTTTAGATACAGCTATCACCTTAGCAACTTTTGATACTAATTTAAATTCTACTTCTGTCACTGTAAATAAAACAGGACATAATTTACCTCTTGGAAAATATATTACCTTTACAGCAGTAACTGCTCCCCCAGGATCAGGTTATGTAGATTCAGATTTTGAAACAGGGTCTTTTGAAATTGTTCAAATAAACGATGCAAACAGTTTTAATATTGTTATGAGAACTAATGCAACTGCTAACACAACAGGGGTTGGATCAGCTACAATTAATCCGTATGAAGATATTGGACCGGTTGCTCAAACAATAGGTTATGGTTGGGGAACATACATTTGGGGTGACTCAACATGGGGCACGGAAAGATCTACAAGTTCTGTGACTCTGGCACCAGGAAACTGGAGTCTTGATAATTTTGGAGAAGTATTAGTTGCAACTATATTTAATGGTAAAACATTTACTTGGGACGCAGGGGCAGCAAACGCCAGAACAATTAGAGCTTCTACAAGTACAACTAACTTTGCAACTACAAATAATCCAACTGCCACAAGAATTTCAATTGTATCAGATAGAGATAGACATTTATTTCATCTTGGAACAGAAACAACTGTAGGCACACCTAATACTCAAGACCCTATGTTTGTAAGATTTTCTAATCAAGAAGATTTAAATACATACGCACCAACAGCAACTAACACTGCAGGGACTTTTAGATTGGATACCGGTAATGAAATTAGAGCAGCTATACAAGGTAAAGATTATATTTTTGTAGCAACTGATCTTGCAGCTTATGTAATTCAATTTGTAGGTCCACCTTTTACATTTAGTGTTAGACAAGTAGGTACTAATTGTGGATGTATTGGTCAACACGCTATAGCTTATGCAAACGGTGCTGTGTGGTGGATGTCAGGAGAAGGAGGATTTTTTGTTTATGATGGTACAGTTAAATCTTTACCATGTCTTGTAGAAGATTTTGTTTATTCAACTGATGGAAATAATTTAGGATTAAACTATGATGCCGCTGATGGTATTTATTGTGCACCTAATACTTTATATACAGAAATAAATTGGTTTTATGCTAAAGCTGGATCTAAACATATAGATAGATGTGTTACTTATAACTATTCTGAAAATGTATTTACTACTTCATCATTAGCTAGAACTACTTATGCAGACCAAGGAGTATTTGATCATCCTTATGCTACTGAATATACTACCACTGCAACTCCTGTATTTTCAGGTATCTCTGGTCTTACTAATTTATTTGGAGCATCTACTTACTATTGTCATGAAAAAGGTGATGACCAGGTTAATAGTTCTGGTACCGCTTCTATTAATTCTTTTATTAGATCTGGAGATTACGATATTACTTCGAGAACAAGTGGCCTAGGTATTCAAACTGGAGTTGTTGATTATCGAGGAGATGGAGAGTTTTTTATGTCTGTAAAAAGATTTATACCTGATTTTAAATACTTACGAGGAGATGCTACAGTTACTTTATTTATTAGTTCTTATCCTGATGCTACAGCAGTTAGTTCCCCTCTTGGACCCTTTACAATTACATCAACCACTGATAAGGTAGATACTAGAGCTAGAGGAAGATTAGTTTCTCTTAAAATAGCTAATGATGCTGTAGGTGAATCATGGAGATATGGTACACTTAGAGTTGATGCACAACCAGATGGAAGAAGATAATGTCAGTAGATAAAAAAATAAAATATGAAATGCAAGGTGGTGTAAAAAACTATCTTGGTAAACAAAAAGAAGTTAAGGCTCCTGTGAAATGGCAGTCAAGTCCAGATCATCCTGAAACAGAATTAGCATATATTACAAAAGCAGAAAAAGATTTATTAGTTAAACAAGATTTACATGGCTCACTAAAAGGTGGTGTCAACAGAGGACCATCAGGTATTATGAGTTTAAATGGTTGGGGATCAACAGATCCTGGACAAAACGTTTCTGGTGCAACAGCAAGTGCTGCTGAAGCTGGAAAAAACACATCTGATACACTAGCAGCAGGAATGTCAGCTAAAGATGTACAAGATTTTCAAGCTGCATCAGTTGCAGCGGGAGCAGGACAAAGAGTTAACCCAGGTTTTTTTGATAGTAGAAATAGAGTAGGCCCGGACGTATTAGCGAGAGCAAAAGCATTTAATCCAGGTGCATTTAAATCTAATCGTAGAGGTGGTATTATGGATTTTATTACAGGCGGTGGTATTCTAGGAAATTTAATTAGAGGTGTTGGACAAAAATTTGGTTTAGGTAAAACTTATGATCAAGCAACTTATGATATGTCTGAGTTCAGTCCTTATGGATTAGGAGGTAGTCAAAATCCAAGTTACTATGATGATTTTGAAAATGAATTTGTAGAAGATGAAGAAGTAGAAACAATAACATTACCTAATGGAATGATAGTTCCTAAGAAAAAACCTATTAGACAATATATAGAACCTATTCCTCCAACTTTTACTGAAGAATTATTAGAAGATGAGGACTCTTTATCTCCATAATGGCTAAGTTAACTAACTATATACCTGAACCAAAACAAGAATATGAAGTAGATAATCAAAGACAAATAATTGAGTCTTTAAATACTATGAAACAACAACTTAATTTTTCTTTTCAAGAAGATTTAAAAAACGAACAAGACGCTTTTAATTATTTTTTATCATGACAATACAATATAAAAATGCTAGCAAAGTATTAGATGGAACAGCAATGACAACTGTTTTAAGTATATCTACTTCAGCTGTTGCTATTGTAAAATCAGTTTATTTATCTAATAATAGTACAGGAGCTGTGTTAGCTAACTGTGATTTAAGAGATTCTGGTTCAAGCACAGATGTAGAATTTTTTAGAAAAGACGTACCTGCTACAAGTACAATTAATGCTGCGGAACAGGGGTTGAATTTAGAAGCCGGAGATGCTATAAAAGTTCAAGCAGAAACTGCAGATAAGATAGAAGTTGTAGTTAGTTATGCTTTAATAAATAGAGAGAATGAAAACGGATAACATATATAAAATTGATTGTACGACTATAACTACTTATAGAAATACAAAAACTGGTGAAACATATAAAGATAAGAAAGAAGGACCCGATATTGTTAGTGATGTAACAGTACAGGTTTCTCCTAAAGGATTAGATTTAATGCAGAAAGTAATGAATAAACAAAGTGAAACCAAAAATAATAAATAACGTTTTAACTAAAGAAAATCTTTTTCAGCTATATGATAGTCTTATTGCTGATAACATGTGGAATTTAACTAGAAGTTCTCAAGGAACTGTAGCAGGTTCTTTTCCAGGGTGCACTTTTATAAATAATGGAGAGCCTGTTTATAATAATCCCTATTGGATAGGATACTTTACTTGTCTATTTGATACTTTAAATCAAAAATTAACTGAACAACATAATTTTCAACTTTATAAAAAAATAAAACGAATAGCTTTAAATGCAACTAATAATAATTATTACACAGAATTTCATGCAGATGAAAAACTTATGTATAGTATTGTTGGTTTTCTTACACCACAATGGTCAGAAGAATGGGGTGGAGAATTAAATATAGAAGGCGAAGTAATTAAATATAAACCTGGTGATTTTGTTTTATTTAATTCTGAACAACTACATAAATCACAAGAAATAAATAAACAACTACCATATTGGAGGGTATCTATAAATTATGTTATTGAGAAATGAAACACCTAAAGGCGGCACAGAGTTACAATACAGTTACTTAGAAAAGTATGTAGATAAAAAATTATTAGATCAAGTACAAATTACAACATCTGTACCAGAAAAAATTCCATTACATCCTACAAAGATGAATATTCTTTGGCAAAAAAATTCTTGGGATCAACCTAACTTACATCCATGGTTTAGTAATAAATCTAATCATAGTAAATATGATTGGTATGTATTCAATTCACATTGGAATTATGAAAAATTTAGAATGATGTTTGGCTTACCTTTAGAAAAATGCATAGTAATTAAAAATGGTATTGAAAATATACAAAAAGCTAAACCATATGAGGAAGGTCAACCTATTAAAATAATACATCAAAATACACCGTGGCGTGGTTTATCTGTATTACTAGGTGCTATGCAGTTAGTAAAAAATCCTTTGATTACTTTAGATGTGTATTCATCTACAGAAGTTTATGGAAAAGAATTTTATGAACAGAATGATCATAACTACAGAGCACTTTATGAACAGGCTGAAAAATTACCTAACGTAAATTACATTGGTTACAAACCAAATAGTTATATTACAGAAAATATGCATAAATATAATATGTATGTGTATCCAAGTATTTTTGAAGAAACTTTTTGTATATCTTTATTAGAAGCTATGGCTGGAGGTTTATATTGTATTACTACAAACTTAGGAGCTATCTTTGAAACAGGTGCGGAGTTTCCAATGTATATTCCTTTTGATGATAATTATAAAAGATTAGCATCTAAATTTGGTTATGGGATTGAAGCTGCTGCTAGTACATTGCATCAACAACAAATACATAATCACATAGATTCACAATCTCACTATGCTAATATATATTACAATTGGAGTAAACAAGGCGCAGCATGGACAAGATTTTTAACAGGAGCGCTAAATGCAAAAAAGTAATAAAGCGCAAGGCGCAAACAATGAACCCATCTGGTTTACTGAAAGTAATAAGAATGTAACAGAAGTAAATTTAGGTGCTCATTCACCATATAAAATTATGGTATGTACCCCTTGCCATAGTGATACTTCAATGCACTACACTCAAGCAGTCTTAAAATTTCAACAAGATTGTATGCAAAGAAAAATACAAGTTAGTTTTACTTTGATGAAATCCTCTTTAGTTACTCAAGGTAGAAATTTGTGTGTAGCTGAAACTTTAAACCACGAAGACGGTTACACACATTTATTGTTTATAGACTCGGATATAGACTTTCAATCATCTACTATATTTAAAATGTTAGAGTTAGATAAAGATGTTATAGCCTGTCCTTACCCTATGAAAATGTTAGATTGGGATAAGGTATGGAGAAGAGTCAATACTAAAGAAGATGCTATTACATCTGCACAAGATTTAGCTAGATCTGGTTATACCTACCCTTTAAAAGTAGAAGATTCTACTAATATACATAGTGAGAATGGACTGATAGAAGTAACCCATGCTCCTACTGGGTGTATGTTAATCAAGAGAGAAGTGTTAGAAAAAATGATTAAACACTATCCAGAGTTAGAAATATTTCAACCTACCTATATTAATGGTAAGGAAGAAAAAAAACTTAATATGTGGAATTTATTTGATACTATTCATGACCCTAAAACTAAACGTTATTTTGGAGAAGACTTTGGTTTCTGTCAAAGATGGGGTGATATGGGTGGTAAAGTATATATCTATGTAATGGATGTTATTACACATGTTGGAGAGTTCCAATATTGTGGTCGTTTCTTTGATGATTTATATCAAGGTAGCAGGCCTGTAAAACCCATTGACGAAGACAAAAAAATCAAATAAAGTATTATATTACAGGATTTCTACGCCTGCTCAACAGTATAAATATATTTAAATTATGGCGATATCAAGAATGCAACAACCCAGACAACAATACGGACTCGGAAGTATAGTAAAAGGAGTTAAGAAAGCCGTCAAAGGTGTAGCAAAAGGAATTAAAAGCGCTGCTAAATCACCTATAGGTAAGGCAGCAATGTTATATTTTGGTGGTAACCTACTTCAAGGTAATCCTATGTTTGGTAATCCTTTTACAGGAAATATAACTAATTTTATTAAAAGCAAAGGTATACCTTCAGTTTTTAAAAATACTGTAGAAGGATATAAAAATTTAGAAGGTCCTAAAAAGTTTTTAGCACAAGCCGGTATAGGAACTGCAATAAGTGGTGGACTAGCTGCTTTAATGAATGAAGATGAAGAGGTACAAGCAATGGCTCAACAAGACGTAGGAGCATTAAGAAAATACCTATCCTCTTATTATTCTAATTTAGGATATAATGTAGATCAAATAGCAGAAAATGTAGCTAGAGATACTTCTGAATATACAGCAGGTCAAGGTGGTTATGCAGAAGGTGGTAGAATTGGTTATGCTTTTGGAGATAAAGTAGAAATGGCTGCAGGCATCGAAGGTCTACCAGTTAATATAAATCCTAAAGGTGTAAAAGAATTAGACCTTAGAGAAACAGGTGGATTTATTGCACCAGTTGGTGTAAAAGAAAAGGCAGATGACATTCCTGCAATGTTATCAAACAATGAATTTGTATTTACTGCTGATGCTGTAAGAGCAGCAGGTGGTGGTAGTGTAGATAAAGGTGCTCAACTTATGTATGACACCATGAAGAAACTCGAATCAAAGGTAGTATAATGGCTGAAGTAGTACAACAACAGGTTTTACCAGCTCCGTTTATTGAAGCGGCAGCTAAACCATATTTACAAGAATTAACATCCGCAGTTGGTGATTTTAAAAATCAAGATCTTTCCAAACTATTTGGTTCACAATTTATAGCTGGACAAGATCCTTTACAAGCTCAAGCTCAACAAGCAGCAACACAAGGTATTGGTGCTTATCAACAATTTTTAAATGCAGCACAAGCTTCGGCGGGACCAACAGGTTATCAACAATTTATGTCTCCGTATCAACAAGATGTAATTGATACAACATTAGCTGAGTATGATGTACAAGCACAAAAAGGAATTCCAAGTATTGCAGCGCAAGCAATAGGAGCTGGTGCATTTGGTGGTGGTAGAGAAGGTGTACAAAGAGCTGTATATCAAGGAGAATCAGATAGAAACAGAGCGGCATTACAAGCACAATTATTACAACAAGGTTTCAGTCAAGCAAATCAATTAGCTCAACAGAATATAGCTAATCAATTACAATTAGGTACTGCACAACAAGGTTTCTTAGGTCAAGATGTTGGAGTCTTATCTACTTTGGGTGCACAAAACCAAGCTTTAAATCAAGCGCAGTTATCTGCTCAACAACAACTAGCACAACAACAAGCAAACCAAAAATTACAAGCAGCACAAACATTAGGTGCGGGTATTACTGGTTTAATATCTGGATACCCTGGACAAACTACAACTCAATCTTCGCCATCACCTACTTTAGCTCAAACAGCATTAGGAACTGGAGCAACGCTTGCAGGTATCTATAGAGGTTTCGGGTTAGGTAAGGATTAATGAAAACATTTAGAAGACCTATGTTTAGAAAAGGTGGTAACGTTGGTACAGGCGTTATGACTGGTATTGTAGACAGAGGTAACTATTCAACTGGTACTCCTAAACTTAGTGTAGGAGAACAAGACATTACAGATTATATTTCTTTAGTTAAAGGTGGAGATCAAGCTCAAAGTTCTGATCCGCTTACAGATTTCTTACTGCAGTTTGGACCTAATTTATTATCAGCAACACCTACAGGTGGTGGTGGATTTAAAGGTTTATTATCTACAGCAGGTGGTGCAGCTAAAGAACCATTACAAGATTTAATTAAAAATAAAAGAGCACAGAGAAGTGAAGACCTTGCATTAAGAGCTAAAGCTATTGACACATTAGGTGTTGATGAACTTAAAAAAGTAAGAGCACAAGCTAAGATGTCTGTTGGTCCACAATTAGAAAATGAAACTTCAGAAGAATACGCAACTAGAGTAGAAAATAAAATGGGTGAGTTTATTGACTCTACTTATGCTAAATCACAATTCTTAAAAACAGATTCACCAGAAGAAAAAGTATATAGTTATGCAGAGAGTATGGTTAAAGCAGGGGACATGAAAGACATGCCTACTGCTAAGAATAGATCAAACTTTGAATTAAATAATTATGACAAATTAAAAGCTGCTAAAGTAAATATACAATTACCAAGAGCTAAAAAAATATTTAATAAAAAAAATGATCTGAAGAAAAATGTTAATCAAGGCGTATACTATGATGACATTACGGACACATATACAAGAGTAGTCGTTAACGAAAATGGTCAACTTGAGGCCATAAAAAATATTACATTTGAAGAACTAATAAAAAACTAGGAGGCTAAATGGCATACGATACAGATTTCGATCCAGAAGGCTTCATGGGTTTAGGTGATGAAGAATTAGGTAATGAAAGAAATGCTTTTAG